GGAGGTGATCCTTGAGTGATAACCTGAACCGTGTTTGGGAGAAGTTCAATTCGGAAAGACGAGCGCCTCTTTTCGCCCGTTTTCCTGGATTGTATCGCGCCTATGTCGTGGAGACAAACGATCCTCTTCAATGGCATCGTGTGAGGTTTAAATGCCCAGAACTTCATGACTGGGATCTTGAAACATCAGACTGTCCTTGGGCTGACAAGGCCCCGTGGCTGGGCGGCAAAAATGCTGGTTCCTGGGCACATCCGATTATTGGTGATATTGTCTGGATCAGCTTTGAAAAACAGCACCCTTATGGCCCGATTTGGATTGGGTTCGCTTCGCCTACAAGAAGGGCCTATTATCCATTGAATTCGATTTATACTCGTTCCCCATTACCGGTCAATATTGATGAGGACCCACTCGACTCTCCCCCAGAAGATTTTATGACTGATTATCTGCCCAAAGATTATAGGCCGATGTCGCATGGTTGGCAAGATCGTTATGGAAGCTCAGAAATTAACTCATCTGTTGGATTCTTTCCAACAGAACACGATACGAAGCCAGCACAACTTGGGCAGGATGCAGTAGCGAAATCAAGCTTTGAGGAAGGTGAGAAACCCAAAGTAAACGAGCCTGATAGGAAGTACCTCGCTAGGGTTAGTAAATACGGAACTATCGAGATTTTGTCAGATGTTGGCTACTATTGGAAGAAGGATTCTGATCTTGGTGAGTTCGAAGGAGATTATGATAAGGACATTGAATTTGAAAGGAAACGATACTTTTATATGACTAAGCTGTTGAATGAAAACCAACCTAATTCCAAAGAACAAGACCAGAGAAGATATGAAATTCGGACACGTGCTGGTCACAAGTTCGAAATGAGGGATGTTGGCTGGGCGCAAAAAAGTGGTGGAGTCTCTGGGAAGGAGATAGTTTCAAACACGAAGTGCCGAAATGAATATGGGGAATCAAGGACGTTATCTGAATTCGCGAGAACTGACGAACGTTGGTTGAAATGGAGAACAAAAGGTGGCCACCTGATACAGATGATGGATGCAGGTTTCCACCCCGAAGAGGATAATTTCTATAAGAAGGGATTGTTAGAAGAAGTTGGTGCTAAACAGGATGGTGAGGAGGAGGATGGTTGGACTGGGCGTGATTCTAGGCAATTGCGTTTTGTGTCTAGATGGGGGATCAAGCTGGTCTTGGATGATCGTGGTACGGACCCAAGGGAAGCGGAAACCAAAGAAAAACCGCGTGGGAATGGTTGGTTTTTCAAGTCAAGAAGAAGTTGGACAGCAGAACCATCAACACCTCGTGGTTTTGGATTTGAAGCTAACGACAAAGACGAATTAGATACGTCGAGATGGTATTCACCAAAATCAAAGCTTGTTGAATTGAACGATCTAAAGGATTATATGTTGATTTGTACTGACATGAATAAAGAAATCTCTAGAGAATGGATGAAACTCAAAGAGAATGAGTTTGCTACCAGTATTGGGATGACTACTGATCCGGAGAAAGACACACATCATATGAAGTTGGATAAGGCGAATGGTTATATTCGTTTGAAGACTTCTGGCAACAGAGATAACCAAAGACGACCTGAACCGGTACCGTTCCCTGATGGTGAGGTTTTGCTTGAGAACCAGGGTCTTGAGGCAAGGGATGGACGAGTTGGTGAGGATGGTGCTTGGACAGAGCTTATTGACGGCGACAAGAGAGGAATTTGGCTGTCAAAGAAATATGGTGTTGGTATCTGGAGAGCAAAAGACGGTAATGATCAATACATTCTGATTTCCGATCAAGATAACACTATTGTGATAAGAAACAATGCGGATGGTCCCTTACAGATCTACTGTGGTGGCAATGTCGAAATAATTTCAGAACGAAATATTGCACTGAAAGCTGCTGATCAGATAACTCTGAAAGCTGGGACGGCTATCAACTTTGAGGCCGGTGGCGCACACGCGCAACTCGTTCCTGGGGCTTGGAATATGGATGTCTCAGACAATGCGCCAAGTCATACTGGCTTCTTACCACAGGCTTTTCCTGGTGCTGGAGCACAGACTGACACTGGTAGTTCTTGCACTGTATTTGACCCACTTCCGATTATCCAGGAGAAGAGAGAACCAAACGATCGCGCAAAGGTTGGTAATGGTCCGTTTGATGAGGTTAATGAAAATATAATTAAAGGTGAATAGTGATAATTTCCGCGCCGACTGCTCTCTATGTTTCTAGACTCCCAACGGAGCCAACGGATTCCACTAGTATTACTTTCTTGATTTCTAGTAACGATCCGCCGAGGATAAGCGGGTTTGTACAAACAGTAATAAAATCTGAAGAGCTTCGCCCCTTACCTCCAAAGGTCTACTCGTTAAGACAGCGTGAAGCTGCTTTGGGTGAATTGATCTTTACGGTGACCCAGCCTTCGCAGAAAGAAACCGGTTGGGGAGCCAGATCATTTGATATCGGTGAAGTTTTGGAATTCAAAGATTCGGATATTGTAGAGATTGTCAATCCGTTAGAAGTTCCGGCGCAGGTCGATCTGCAACACAATACGAATGTGCTTGATTTTGCGTCCATGGGTCTATCTGACGAAGAGATCCAGAGTCTGCGAGAGTCGGCTGGTAGTGACTTCAATAATCTACTTGTTGAGTTTAACGTACTTGTTACGAGAGACAAGGATGTTCAGGTGCAGATTCAGACCAATCAGAAATCTCTGAATGAAGTTCGAAAGGCAATTGACGCTACTGAGATTCTTCTGACGACCACTGGCAGTACTGGCGATTTGGATGAAATCTTGCTAAAGCTGAAAGATCAAGAGACGAAGCTAGTTATTCAGAGAAATTCATTGATTACAGAAGCAAATCAGCTTTCGGCGCAGTCGAAGGTCGTATACAATGAGATTCTCAAGCTCAAGGAGGTCATTCCTTAATGGCGACCTTCTTTGGCTTCAACGCTCCTTTCTTGGGTGGCAATCAGAGAGTCTTGTCGAGGCAAGTTGATGAGCGTCTGATTAAAAATGATCTTCTTCAGTTATTGCTTACGTCTCCTGGCGAAAGGGTCATGAGACCTGAATTTGGTGGTCCTATCCGTCGTTATGTGTTCAACCCCATGGATGGGGTTGGTGTGACGGCATTACGATCAAGAATCAAGGATATTATTGCGGAATACGAACCACGTGTTGATGTGAGTGACGTGGTAATAGACACTGATGATGATAATAATCTCATGTTGATTAAAGTATATGGTAGTTTCAATCTAGATATTTATAAAAATAACCAGCGACCACCTGCGAGCCTTTTGGTGGAACTAAATATACCTACGAAGAAATCGACGCCCTTAGGCTGAGGTGATCATGTCTAGAACTCTTTTTGAGATGCCAAACTCTCCAGAGGAATTTGGCGTTGCTTTGGCCCCAGCGGAGCTTCGCGCACTTGATTTTTCTGCGCTCGATTTTAATACTTTGAATCGTGTTTGTGTTGAATATATTAGAACTTATTTCCCTAATGACTTCAATGATTTTTTCGCAAGCAACGGCATCATAATGATGATGGAATTGCTTTCTTATATTGGAAATGTTATTTCTGAGCGCGGGGATGTTCTTGTTGATGAGTCGTTCTTTCCAACTGCACAAACCAAACAAGCTGGTATCCAGCATCTTGCTCTGATTAATCAGAAGATGGTTAGGGCAACCCCTGCAACAGCTGAGATTGCTATCAGTGTTGCAAGCCCTGTCCCAAGTGAGATTAGAATTCCAGCAGGTACCAGGTTCAGTTTGGGTGGTCCGGACGGGAAGCCGGTTTACTACGAGATTTATCGTTCGCCAGGTGATTTTACGTCCTATATTCCTATTGCTCCTGGGAAGAGAGGAGTGGTTGCTTATGGTATAGAAGGATCAACGGGCACACCAATTGGTGTTACTGCTAATGGTGGCGCAAATCAGTTTATTGATATTCCTTTTGCCAATGTACTTGACGATCCAATAACAGTGGAAGTCACTACAGGTAGCGAGACAAGAGAATGGCGGCGTGTTGAGATCATACAGAAGTGGGGTCCAAACGAAGAAGTTTTTGAAGTAAAGGATCTTGGTGATAGTTTGCGTGTTGTATTTGGTGACAACACCAATGGCAAGGAGCCTCTTGCTGGCCAGAACATAACTGTTAATTATAGGATCGGTGGTGGTCTACGCGGTCGAATAGCTGCTAACACGATTAATGAAACAAGATCGATTTCGCCACAACCTCCAACTTCAGCGGCTGTGGAAGTTGCTTTTAGGAATTTGAGTCCTTCTGCTGGTGGTACAGATGCCGAAACCCTTGATCAGGCCAAGAGAAGAGCGCCACGCGAATATGCGACGCACAATAATGCTGTGACTGGCGAGGACTATGGATTATTGGCGACAAATTATAAACAGTCTGTGTATGGATCGGTTTCTAAGGCGGTTGGTATTCTGAGAACTGGTGTTGATCAGGATATTAGCGCTATCGCCGCGAGTGTAAGAGCTGCTTCTACGCTCGATGAAGCCGTACAGATTATGCAGACCCAGTTTATTAATAGGAATATTGTTGAATTATATGTTCTTTCTGAGGGTCCAAATAATACTCCTGTCACTCCAAATGATGGTCTGAAACAGGGGCTAGTCAGTTATTTTGAAGAAATAAACGTCCTGACTGATGAAGTCAGGGTTTTTGATGGAGCAATCAAGCCAGTTGATGTTTCTGCTATTATTACGGTAAGCAGGAGCGCTGATCCTGGGACGGTAAAGGTTGGCGTTCAAAACGCCGTAGCTGAATTTTTTGATATTCGCAATTTTGATATGGGCACGGCTCTCTTTGTGTCCAATCTTTACCAAGCGATTCAGGCTGTGCCAGGTGTGAAATCGGTCAACATCTTTGATCCGCAGGACGACATCCTTCCCACGAATAAGCTTGGTGATCCAAGCGAGCAGGGTGTTGGTTTCAACGAGATTGTCACTCTAGGCGAATCAAATCTGCGTTTCTATTACGAACAAGGGAGCTACAAAGCATCTCGCCCAAGTTAATTTACATTGTACCACAGTCGGGATAATACCTGCCCAAGGAGAAATGATGCGCCAAGAAATACGGCGTCTCTTGACGATTAGGAACGTCGCAGATAGACTAGACGCCCTTTCAAAAAAAGGGGCTGAAGCCATAACGAAACAGCTACGGGAAGAGGTAGCTGCTCTCAGATGGGGTCTTTCTGCATTGCGCGAGAACTACCTCAAAGAGGTGGTCTGTGTTGTTGGTGAATCCGAGTTTATGCGATCAATTGATGTGTTGAGGGACAAACTGGTTGAATTGAAAGGCACTGGTTATCACCTTGTAGAGAAAGATGACCTTGTTTTGGCAGCGTTTCCTTGTGGTCGGTCTTCGTTGGAACCGATCTATGAGATATTTGTTCCATATGAGTGGTGTGGGAACTCATTTATCCAAAATGCTGTTCCAGAATTTGCGATTGGGAAGAAATACTTTGCATCTGGTGATCTCGCTGACAAAAACAAACGTGGTGTCCTGCTTGAATTTGACATTTTGCAGGATGTAAATCCAATGGAACTACAGGATTGGGTGATGGAGTTCTACCGTTCGATTCGCTGGGATGAGGCAAAACCAGCAAAACCAACCAAGAAAGGGGAAGGGAATGTCTGAGGAGAGACGGCCAAGGGCTAAGGTCAGTCCTGCGCAACGGGTGGCAATTCTCGTTGATGTACAGAATATGTTCTATTCTGCGAAACACCTGCATCGGAGCAAACTTGATTATTCGAGAGTTCTGGAGGGTGCTTTGGACGGCAGACTCTTGGTTAGAGCTATCGCCTACATCATCCAGAAGGCAGATGTTGACCAGAGTGGGTTCCATGAGGCGTTGGCTAGATTCGGTTACGAACTCAAGATCAAGGAACTCAAGATCCGACAAGTTGAAGGTTCGGAAAGGACCATTGCAAAGGGGTCCTGGGACATCGGCATTGCTGTCGATGCGATGTTGCTTGCTCCGAAGATTGATACTCTGATTCTTGTGACTGGCGACGGAGATTACTCCTACCTGTCTGACACCATTCGTAATTTGGGTGTTCGGGTCGAAGTCGTCAGTTTTGAAGGTTCGACTGCTTCTGAGTTGGTTCGTTCCTGCGATCGGTTTGTTCCTATCAAGCAGGAATGGATTTTTGTAGAGAAGAAGTTCCAAGACTCCGAACAAGGAGACGAGGAGCAGGTCGTTGAGCCTGTTCGCGCTGATTCCTCGTTTGGTGTCTTTGGTGATGACGAGAAAGACCCGCCGCAGCCAAGCGATTATCGCTGACTTTTTCTGGGCTGAATGGGGGCTGGTGTCTACACCAGCCCCCATTTGTTAAAAGTTATTCCTCCTGGCAAATATAATACGAACTAGTTGGGGCCAACACAGGCCGAAGGAGGTAGAACATGGCGAACGCTCAGCCTGCTAACACGACGATCTCGGTTGATAGGCGCTTGCGCGTCTTCCGAGACAATCGTAGGCACACGAGCATCAAGGACCTGACGACTCCGTTCCAGGCAGCGCTGGTTGCTGTGCCTGGCGAGGAGATCCAGGTTGTTGAGACTCGTGATGTTAGCTTCCGAACGGACGCGTTCCGTCTCGGACATCCGGTCGTGGTTGCGCCTCGGGCTTCTTGCTCGGTTGCGGACGTTTACGCAGGCGTTTCTGGGATGGATTTTCCAGTTCGTCTGCCTGGCAACCCGAGAGAGATGCAGCTCCAGAAGGCTGCTGCCAGCCGAACGGACGATCTGTACGGGCAGACCAAGACTGTTTGCCCAAGTGGCGCTTTCACTGTTTAGTGCCCAAGCCGCTTAGTGTGGTAGTGGGGGTTCTTCCCCCACTACCATATGCGGAGAATGCGCCATGCCTCAGCTATTATCAGATGCTCCTGGCACCCAACCTCGCGGCGTAAACCGAGTATCTCACGTCCCATTCACCTGCTTTCTCGCCTACATCCCACTTGATGGCGTAAAGCGGATGGAACAAGTATACTATGTAAATCAACTGTCTGATTACGTTGAGGGACAGTTGACTACACTTTGCAGCAGCACAGCAGAAGAAGTAACTTTTGACTATACAAAGCCAATCGCAAACATTCCACAGTTTGGGAATCATTTACCGACTTCGGACGTACTTGTTAGTCAAAACACAGCAACACAAGCTCGGTTGTCCTTTTCTGGCCACATTTGTGCAAGATCCAGTTTCACCAAGACGCCGATTGGAACCAGGACAGTTATTTGTAGTGGTGAATACAAGACGGGGCCTGGAGCGGCAAACGCATCAAACAGAGTTCCCGACGCTGAGCTGGTTGCACTTGCGACAAGCTTCAAGGACATGATTGAATCAGCTACGGGATTGACTGTTTATAGACTTGAAATTGCTGGATTCATATTTGGTTCTGGTGGTTCTCATTTCTAAGACAAACAAATCTATAGAGGAGGTACCACATGGCAATTATCGGGCCAGAACAACTACCTGCTATACTCAAGATTGATTCCGATCCAATCAAGATGGAAGTCTTGAGTACTTTAGGTCATCCAGTCGTAAACGTTGAATTGACAGAACCACAGCTTGAACAAGCAATCAGAGTTACAGGCGATTTCATAGCTACCTATCTTCCGTTTGAAGAAAAGTATGCATATTTTTATACTCAACCGTTGGTGAATGAATATGATTTGCCTACAGACGCTTACTGGATAAAGGACGTAAAGTGGGACCCAGCTACCACAAGAATAAATGACATCTTTGGTGCCGAAAGCTTCTTGTTCAACATTGGTAATGTCACTGGAATTCAGAACATTCTACTTGACTATCATTTACTACAGGCTTACCGCAAATTCAGCCAGAGGGTGCTTGGGACGGAAGGGCAATGGGAAGTAAAGGGGAACAACAAAATAACCCTATTCCCATTGCCAAGAGGAACGTTCCCAGTTGTTGTCGAATATTTCCCAGTCGTAAGAAGTTGGAGAACGCCTTGGGCAAGGGAACTAGTGAAAAGAGCAATGGTGGCTGAGGCCAAAATCATGCTTGGTAACGCGAGGAGTAAATTCAACGGAATACCATCGCCGGATGGTGGTACAATGACGTTTAATGGCGACGCTCTTCGTACAGAGGGACAGGAAGAGAAGAAGCAGTGTGTACAAGATGCGATCCTTCACGGTGAACCGTTACCAATCATTATCTGGTAGGAAAAGTCATGAGTGATGTGATTTCTATTCAGAATAAGCTCGAAGTGAAATCAGGTGGTGTCCTGTTGGTTCCTGGGTGCGAGCCTGTTTCCTCGCTCACAGCAATTGCCCTAACAAGGAACTGGAATTGTAATGCATCAGTGATTCCAGTCGCAGACGCACTGAGATTGATTCCTGGGTCACGTCTCGTGAAGGTCATGAGGCCGGTTGGAGCTGTGACTACGGGCTACTTTTTTGAGCTTCCTCCTTATGGACCACCTCCTCCAGGGAATGCTTGTCCAGGACAATGTTATCCAGATTGGTACGCGATATTACGAGAAAATTCGAGAGTTTTAGAGACCGAGGAAGAGCCAGAATTCCCAACGGGAGCATGTGTTGGTTTCAGTTATTCTGGATGTGTTGTAGACCAGGACCCGCTTCATCGCGCTCCCAGTATTAGCTAAAAAATACTGTGGGAGTGTGAAGAATGCCGATTTACAACTTTGACCACCATCAGCAGTACTCCAACATTGACAGGTTACCTGACAATCGTTCTGACATGGAACGACTGAATTCGCCTCTGTCTCTCTATGATCATGATAATCCAGACATTGCTTACGCAGAAAGGCTTGCTGAAGAAACCATTAACCTAGCTGGTGGCTGGATCACGGTTTTTAAGAGGACGCGTAATCAAGCTAATAGAGACGATGTTTGGGAAGAAGATGCCGACCCGACTTATTTCAGGCAGAAGAAGATTAAGGGCAGATTTGTCCCAGCACCAGTTGCTGCGCAACTTACTCGTTGGGGTGCTGATGCTCCTACCCAGATGACAATACAATTTAGTAGAGCAACAGTATTGAAGGAATTTGGCCGAGATATGATTGCAGAAGGAGACGTTCTGCTTGTGCCGCACAACACATTGGCAATCGTACAGAATACTGACCTACGTGATGGGCCAGCAAATAAGATTGATACATTTAGGGTCATAAGTTCTTCTGAGTCTGGTAATTTTCGCTATAGGTGGTTATATTGGACTTGTGTGGTCGAGAATGTTACTGGTGATAAGACAATTCAAGTTGAGTTTAATGGAGAGAAAACATGAGTAAATTAAGCGTGGAATTGAGAACTTCGATAAAAAGAAAGGTTTTGGGTATTAGAGCCAAAGCCACGAAACTTCTTGCCGAAGATGCAAAGAGGCAATGGGAACAAGCTTCTCGCGGGAGGATTAGTCCAGAAGTCAAGTTGGACGACAACAAAGCGGTCATTGGTATTCCCCTATCATCGGATGATCCGCAGGGGAATAAAGCGCGAGACATTGATCGTTCGACACAGGCTTCGACACGTGTTCTTAAGAACCTTTCGACTCCTGCCTATGTAAAGGGATTACTGCAAGATCTGGAGGAATAAATGCCAATTCATGAATTTGAGTTTGATAATGGTCTAGATCCTCTCAAACTGACAAATATGCAGTTTGATGCCAAGGACCGTGATGGCCAGCCAGTAGAAGCTTTGGCAATAGCTCAACGTCCATTACAGGATGTGGCTAGCAAGACGACAATATTCTTTGAAGATCAGAATATCAATAAGTCTGAGGAAGTACACGAAATTCTTCCTCCTGGATATAGGACCATGGATCGTGGGTTGAAGAATTATTTCTCTGGCATTAAGGTTCCAACAAAAGACGATTATAGAATTATGGGAGTTAGAGTAAGCGGGGGTGATAAGCCCTATCTCGTTTGGGCACCTGATCTCAAGCGTGGTCGTGTCACTCTTCCCCTTATGGCTATAAGGCGAGAAAACGACGAGCATAATCCACAGAAATACAGCCCTGCGCATACGCATTATATGGCTAAACGGTTCCTTGATACTGAAGGAACGAAAATTGCTCTTACCTACAGACCAGTTCCTGCGCTTATAAATTATTCGCTGTCGGTTTGGGCTGAGCATAAGCGTGATCTGGAATATATTCATTATCAAATCAGAACTAGGTTTAACCCAGCCGCAGAGTTTCTCGTAGAAGACGAGTACATTCGTGGGAGCGTCTTCTTACGTTACAATGGGATGAATTCAAGCATTGATGATGAAATGCCAGCTGACCAGCGGTCTAATAAGAGGTATGATTATTCTATAACTATGGAAGGATGGTTGCCTCTTCCTGAAAAGGTTGTTCCGTCGATACTTGGAAGAGTAGTTACTCTTAAGGAACAGGTTAGTGGTTCCGCTGCGGGTCTTACGCTCGAAACTGTCCTGAGCCAGAAAGACCTGCCGGTAATCCAAACTAGGAGAAGATAATGGCAGCGAAGAGAATCCAGAAACGACCACTCTCGATCAGAGAAATCCAAGCTGCTAAGTCTCAACAACATGAAGTTGGTACTTTGCTAATTTCGAATATCTCCAAGCAGAAATTAAATATTCATCTGCGCCCACCGGTCATCAATGGCAAACGAATGGATTTCTATGTTGGAGCACAGGATATTGCACTTATCCCAGGACAGAGTTATCCATTTAAGAAAGACCGTCTTTGGATGGAACAAGTAAACAGACTCAGACAAGAAGGAAAGGTAGCCGTACTTGCTGATTCTGATATTGCGGAACAAAAGAAAAAAGACAGCGTCGTTTAACTGAAATTCTCCTTTCACCGACGAGCAAAAATATGATGACTGTGGAGAAGATTTATTCGGTGATAGGAGAAGAGAAATGCCAGTCTTCCTTTCGCCAGGCGTCTACCCGAGAGAAATCGACCTAAGCCTGGTACCCGCAGCAGTAGGGGCTCTAACGCCTGCCTTCATCGGCACGGCGAAAAAGGGTCCTCTCCAAACCCCGACGTACATAACGAACTCTCAACAGTTCATCGATACTTTCGGTGAACCGTTCCCAGAGAGTTACCTCGGGTATGCAGCTCTTGCATACTTTGAGGAGGGCACGCGTGCCTATGTGCTACGGGCTGGAGTTGAGTGTGAGGATGGACAGCCAGACGAACTATCCTCAATTTGCATCGATAACAGCGGTGCAAGAACAAGCGGCTGGGGCCGCGTATCAGTTTTCACAGGAATCGATTTCGGCAAGATTTGTACTCGCGTAATCGATGCCGACAATCCAGTTTCCTTCCATTCTGCTCTGTTTGACAATATTGATTTCAATGACATCGATACTTCTTCGACCTACGGGCCATGCACAGCGACTTTGAGTTTCGCTAGCCTTACAAGCTACATCGGCTCCATTGATGATTCCTTCACCCTTCTTATCACTAGCGACCCGACAACGGTTGGATCGGTGATGGATGGTTGTTCATTCCAGATCGTTCGAAATTCCGATGGCGCAACCATCCTGACGGATACCATCGTCGAGAGTGGTGTTCCAGGCACTTCTGAGTCGATCGATGCTGGAGACGGCATTGTTTTCACGATTGTTGTTGCTGGAACTGCTCCTCTCGGAACACAAGACAGCTTCAGCTTCACCGCACAACCTGACAACCGCGTTTTCTCCTTCAACGTTGATCGTCAGACTGCTGGGACAGTCAATTCCTTTACCATGCCGGATGGCTCGTCCTACGCTACGGCGACACTCTTTGCTGATGCGGTGAATGCTCTCCTTGGTGGTGGCGAGCCATACAGCGCCATTGCCAAGTCAGACGACACCGTCTGCTTCCAGCCAGACACAGCTGGTGAAAATATCCAGCTCGTCTCGACTGAGGCATTCGCCCTGGAGGTGGGACAGTCGCTTTACGCCTATAGCATCCCACGAAGTTATCTCGCTTCGACGGATTCTGGGCCGTACAACATTACCACGCAGAATAATCGCGTTGTGATCAAGGTTGTCGGCCAAGCAGAAAGCACCTCGATCACCTTCAGTATTGCAGAAGGGTTGAGCCAGTTGCCAGCTTCGGTTGCACTGAGCATCCATAATGGCGGTCTCTACAATGGCGTCCGTTATTGGCGCTCTTACGCGATGACCGTTCCTGGTGGTGACGATGAAGTCTTCATTGAGACTGTGGCCGATACGCAGTTCAGCCAGCTTGAGATGTTGGCAAACACATCGAACCTCAAGACGCTCCGGTTCGCAGAGGAACTCAACATCCTCTACCCATACACCCGCTCCTATACGGTTTTCTCGGACACGCGGGTTGTTTTGCCGGATGCAGGGACGATTACTCCAAGTTCTCCTCTCTCCTGCGAAATTGACCCACTAAGTGACGAGTGCGCTGCCGATTCTGCCTACTTCCAGAACATCGTGGGTTGGTTCGTGGCGAAGACTCCTGGTACTTGGATCGATAGTTTCCGGATTTCGCTTTCTCCTTACTTGCTTGGAGAGGGCGCTGGCGATGTATCGGGAAGATTTGCAATCTCGATTACTGATACCAATGGCAATGAAGTTGACAACATTGCTGACGTGAGCTTCAACCCGAATGATGAACGATACGTTGCCAACGTCATCAATGAAGGATCAGAGATTGGTGGAACGAACGGCAATAGTTATATCCAGTGGATTGAGCGTCCTGGATTCTTGGGGAATGATCCACTGAATGACCCATCGAACTTCGAAGTCAGGGTCCCTGGTCCGTTTACTGGCGAAGCCTTTACCGGTGGCGCAAACGGGATTCCGCTTGATCCTGCTTTCTCTTCTGAGCTTGACCGCTCGATCATCGGAAACCAGGCAGAAGAGAGCGGCATTTACGCTTTCCAGAACCCAGAAGTGTACGACATCACCCTCCTGATCGTTCCTGGAGCAAGCTCTGGTTCAGTAATCGGAACCGGTCTCCAGATGTGTCAACGACGATCAGACGTCATGATGCTCGTTGATCCGCCATTTGGTCTGAGAGCGCAGCAAGTTGTTGACTGGCACAATGGCATGTTGTTCAGTGATCTGGCGCAAGCCATTAACTCCAGTTATGGCGCTCTTTACTTCCCATGGCTCAAGATCTACGACCAGTTCAGCGGTCAGACGATCTTCATTCCGCCGAGTGGGCACGCCTCTTCGGTTTATGCCAGGACTGCTCGTGATGCGGAGCAATGGTTTGCTCCTGCTGGTTTGCAGCGTGGTCGCCTGTTGACACCACTCGATACGGAACTGGACTTGACGCAAGGTGAAAGAGACCTGTTGTATGGGTTTGGCAATGCGGTCAACCCGATTGTGAACTTCCCGCAGGATGGAATCACGATTTGGGGTCAGCGCACTCTCCAAAGAGCTTCAACGGCTTTGGACCGTGTGAATGTCCGGTTGCTCTTGATTTTCATCAAGAAGAATGCAGTTCGATTCCTCCGACAGTTCTGCTTCGAACCGAATGATGCAGTAACTCGATCGCAAGTTGTGAACATCAGCGAACCATTCCTTGCTGATATCCAGGCAAGACGTGGTTTGACAGGCTTTGCAGTGGTTTGCGATGACAGAAACAATACACCAGAGAGAATCGACAGAAACGAACTACATGTTGCTTACTTCCTCAAACCGACAAGAGCTGCTGAATTCATCCAGTTGAATCTTGTAACGCTCAGAACTGGCGCAAGCTTTGCTTCCGATGAAGTTTTGGCGGCAGGTGGCCTTGTGACGACAGCCTAGAAATCAGAAGATCAATGAGAAAAGGGGAGGCTTGTCCTCCCCTTCTTCGTATCAGGGCCGATGCCCAGTGCGCTGTCTATACTGATCTTGCGTCAACGACTCATCTGCGAATTTTACTTCAATGCCTGGCATTGAGCTATATAGCCAATCAATCGCTTTGTCTTGGTCGAGAATATTTGTTTTGATAGCGTTGTCAACAATTCCGCATGCTTTTCTTCCCAGCGCATTCTTTTCGTCTTGGGTTTTTGCTTGTAACCATTGTTGTCTTATCTCCGCCAACATCATGAGGATTCTGCTATACGCTTGTGGGTCAGCTTCTGGGGCGATCATATCGAACTCCAAAAGGACCTTGCTTAATTTCTCATCGAAGCTCATTTTCTGTCCCTCGGTTTCTTTTTTAGTATTTGACTTCTATGAAACTTGTAGTTAACATACGCACTTCAGAGCATGATGTCTATATCGGGCGAACTGAAGAGAAATTTCATTATGGCAACCCATTCTCTCATCGTCCTGGAATCAGAGTTATCAGAGTATTGGACCGTGGTGAAGCTGTTTCTTCTTATCGAGATTGGCTTCTTGGTAGAAAGCACCATAATGTAGAACCAGAGAGACGCCTTTGGATTCTAGACCATCTGATCGAGTTGAAGGGTAAGAGACTTGGTTGTTATTGTGCCCCCGCAGCTTGTCACGGCGATGTACTTTTAGAGATGATCGAGTTAGCTGAACTTGGGGATTATGATTGGGATACATCAAAGCTGAAGGGAGATATGCCGGTGCCGAAACCATACATCAAGGAATACCCACAAGATCGTGACGGTAGGGTAAATATGATGTTGCCACCCCTGCATGCTTTTACAATAGCGTGTAGTGCTTGTAGTCTAGGTCGAAAGCCTTGTGAGGAGCGTTATACTACCTTCGATCCACATGTGTTTAGTACGATGACAACAAGCCGTTGGATGATTGTTGGTCAGAATCCTGGATACAACGAATGTATCCAGAGGGAGCCTTTTGTTGGAGATGCTGGAAAGATCTTCGACAAAGCCATCGAGGGATTTGGTTTCAAAAGGTCTGATTTCTATATTTCTAATATTGTGAAATGTCATACTTTGAATAATGAAAAACCAGGTTTTGAGGAAATTTCTAGATGTGAGGCTATTCTTAGGTTAGAGATGTTGGTTGTCAGACCCATTCTTGTGATTACTCTTGGTGCGGTTGCTTTTGGCGCTTTTCATCCCAAATTAACATTTGGTGATCACCTTGGGAAGATCGTGCGTTCTGAGAAATTTGGCGTGAATGTATATCCAATCTACCACCCATCTCCAAGAAATCTCAGCGATCAGGCGAGAAAAAAGCAGTTTCATTCTGATATCGAAAATTTATGCTTATTGATCAAGGCATATAAGAATAGGTAGTTTCTCCCTGCTTCGTCAAAAATATTAGCGAAGCATAAGGAGATCAAACAATGCCAGGATTCATAATCAACGGCACAGGTGGCCCTGGTCCCAACCACATGGTCGAGACCAGACGTAAACACCGTTGGTCGTTTGAGACTTTGGCTGGCCGCTCCAGGGAAGTTATGCTTATCCTCAAGGAAGCGACTCGTCCAAACCTCACCATTGAAGAGCCAGTGATGCACCACAACCAGGAACAAGCTTACTTCGCTGGCAAGCACTCCTGGGAATCTTGCAAATTGATGTTTTATGATGGTG